CAGTCTTCAACTTCGCCGTGATGTTTTTTAAGGTCATATAAATATTCTCTCCTTATTTGAGAGTATGTTACAGGAATGTTTGCGTTTAAGTAAGCCATAATTATCCATAAATATCACCCCAAGTTTTACCTGATTCATAATCAACTTTATTGGGAACTTCCAAACTAACAGCATTCTCCATAATATCAATTATTTTTTTTGCCGCGTCATCAGATTCAACTGAGATATCTAACTCATCATGTATTTGTATATGTGGTATTACACCTTCTTTGTATAAATCTACCATAGCTTTTTTTGTCATGTCCGCCGCTGAACCTTGTATTAATTTATTTAAAGCTTTGTATGTAAACGCTCTTCTAATTCTTCCTCGACCATATGTTCTTTCTGCTTCTTCAAGTTCCATAGGTTTATGCATACCAAATTGATTAGGTTCCCATTTATTAAATCTACATCTACGTCCTAACAATGTTCCAATTGATCCAGATGTTTGAGCTGTTTTTGATGTATAGTTCATTAGGTCTCTAACAAAAGGCACGTTAGTATGATAAGTGTTAAATAACTCTTCTGCTTCTTCTTTAGTATTTAAACCTAACTCTGCTTGTAATTTTGCTTTACCCATACCATAAAATAATCCTAAGTTAATTGTCTTTGCTTGTGTTCTTGATATATTCGCCATATCAGCAACTGTTTGGTGAAAGTCTACAGAGTCGTCTTTAAATTTATTTACAATGTTTTTAACTGACTTATCAAAACATATTGGTTCTGTTGTAGCTGCGTAATGCACAACTAGTCTTGGCTCCTGTTGAGAATAATCAAAACAACCCCACTTATGATTTTTCTCTGGAACAAATAAAGATCTAATCATTGGACCTAACTCTTTATTTCTTGCAGGTATTTGTTGTAAGTTTGGGTTTGAATAACTAAACCTACCTGTAACTGTTCCACCTTGATCAGATCTGATAGGGTTAATATCGGCATGTATTCTACCTCTATATTGATGTTTAAGTATAGTATCTATAAAAGTTGTATGTGCCTTGTTTATTTCTCTGGCTTTTGCTATGTTCTTAACCATAGGATGTAAATGAGTGGAAAGGAAATTTTTTGTAAATGAAGGTGACTGCGTTTTCTCGGTTCTGGCGTAAGATAAAGAAAGTTTATCAAATACTTTGGCTATCGATCTTGCTGCCCATATTTGAACATCTAATCCTGTTTCTTTTTTTACTTTTAATAGGAGTTCTTCTTCCTGTTTACATAACTGTTGTTTCAGCTTATGAGCACGTTCGATATCGACAGACACCCCTTTAAATTTCATATCAATTAAACAAGGAAACAATTGTGTTTCTAAATCAAATACGTTTGTAAGATTTTGTTTTGTAATTTCTCTGGATAATACTTTAAATAATTCTAATGTAAGTTCAGCATCTTTCTCTGCATAACTTCCAACATACATTGCAGGTAATTTATATAGTTCTTTTTTAGGATCTATACCCCAAGACTCTGCTGCTTCCTTTAAAGCTTTTTCGTTTTTTACTTCCCCAAGATAATCAAACGATATACTGTTAAGAGAGTACCATAACCTGTTCTCATCAATTAAAGATGCCATAACCATTGTATCTATAAGATGACCATTGATAGGTATGCCATAAGATTTAATCCAACATACATCATACATTGCATTATGAAATATTTTTACTGCGTCAGTTGCACAAACTTTTTTAAACCATTCTAAAACAATTCTTCTATCCATATTACCACCACCTTCATGTGCAATTGGATAATAACCTGACCATCCTTCTACAGCCACAGCAATACCTACAATTTCACCATGTCCTTGTATGGCTCCAGATCCTTTTGCTTTAAGATCAGGGTCTCTTGTTTCTAAATCGATAGCTATAAATTTTGCGTCAGATAAATTTGGAAAGTCTTCTGGACAATCCCATTCAGTTTGTACTGCAAACATTATTTATTTTTCCTTTTCATGTCCTGCATTTTTTTAATTTCTAATTCACAATAATGTATTATCTTCTCAAGATCTTCTATACCATTTTTTGAAAGATATCTACATACATATTTCACAACGTTCCCTTGAAAAAACGAAAGGTTGTTTTTTGAAATAAACTCATACGGTTGAATGTAAAAAGATTTATAATGTCGGCCTCCTATCTGTTTGTTCTGTGGAAATGCTTCTTTAAATATATCTTTGTGTGTCATATTAGTGGTCCTCCTATGTTATATTGATATTCGTAATCTTGATTGGTTACGAATAATTTTTCCTTTGCTCTTGTTATACCTACAAAGAAAGTTCTGTGCTCAGGATCGGCGCTTCTCTGCGCTGTTTCATAGATAATTCTTTCTAAATCAGTGAATAAAACAACATTATCGCATTCTTCACCTTTCACACCGTGTATTGTAGATAATTTTATTCTAGCCGGTTTCATCAAATCATCACCGTTCTTTAGAATCGTTCTAATGTAGTCTTTACTTGTTTCTGGAAAATTTAATGTTTCCCAGCTCCCCGTCGCTCGCAACCCGTGGTGTTCTCTCAGTCCTTCTATATTAATCGAGTCAATAGTTTCTAGAGTCTTGCCACCTGCGTAACCTCGCACTAAATGTCCTTGTTTAACTGTAAGGTAATCCCATAAATCTTTTACTTCATCTTTACTTACAGAGGCACCTTGATTAAGTCTTACCCAAGTTCTATATGCAGTTAACATTTTATTAGGTAATAGTTCTTGCGCTTTAGAATCAAACCGTAAATTTAAATCATACAAATGTTCTCGTAATCTCTCCATCATTTTATTTGTTCTAGTTAATATCATCCAGTTTTCTTTCGATAAATCTAATGAGAAAAAATCTACGTTATAAATAACTTTGCCATCAGCATCTCTTGGCTCCCACTTTTTTTCTAAACGAGTAAACATGTGAGGAAAAATAGATTCTGCTAGTTTGTGTATCTTACGTGGGACTCTACGTGATTGTATCTGTGGATCTAGATGTCCTTTTAAATTAATAAATATATATGGATCAGCACCTTGAAATGTATAAATAGTTTGATCATCATCTCCTGCAATATAAGAACGAGAACACTTGCTCTCTATGTAAAAAAACATATCCCATTGCAAAGGACTTAAATCTTGGGCTTCATCGAGGAAGACGGTATGTAGTGGTGGACATTTATCTTCCTCGACAAACTTAGAAATCATATCAGAATACTCAAACATACCCGTTTGTTCTTTGTATGTTTCAAGATCTGCATAGATTTGTTCTGTTAACCAGATATCTGCACTGTAGTGTAAGTCAAGTTCAACAGCAGCATCAGCTAGTGATAGCTTTTTATTTCTGGCATATTCTATAATTTTCATATGAGAGTTTTTATATTGTGGATAACCTGATTCGTTTATGTAACTTTCAAAAGAAAGATCGCCACATAAACTAGAAAAGTTTTTAAAACCTTTCCACTTCTCTCCTTTTAATAAATAAGAAGAGGTATTTAATTTTAATTCTCTGCAACCAAAAGCATGCATAGTGCTAACAATAACTTTATCATTTGTAATTCTTTTCTTTGCTTCATTCGCTGCTGCATTACTAAATGCTATGTATGCTATCTGTTCAGGTTTGGTTTTTATTAGATTTAATTCATTATCTAAATGTTCCATCAATCTATGAGTCTTACCTGTGCCTGGTGGTCCTGGTATAATAATTCTACGCAAAAGGTGGCTCCTTCATCTTTGTCTTTCTAACAATAGGTTTGTTTACATCCTGTTGTTTTATAGAAAGATAACGCACACTTTTATTATTTATTTTACCTGGTATCTCTTCTGCCCCAAACAGAGTCTCTAACATTCTAGCAGTTTTAGATTTTGTGTAAGTCTTTGTATCCCAAAGTTTAGTTCTTAATACATATTTCCAAAAGTCTTTAAATTTAAAATAACTAACACCATCCTCTGTGTAAGATAAACCACGTAATATATCTTTCCAATCTTTGCCCGGTATCTTCATTGTGTAATCAACTAACAGTTCTTTTAGTTGCACATCTATCTTTGTAGATTCAGGAGCTTCAATCGGTATTGTATCTTTTAATAACTTGTTGATTGCTTTTCTCCATATCAATTTACCCACTGGTGGCATAGCTTGATTAATTTGTTCTAAACATTTAAGAGAAAATCTATCTGGCTCGTGTAAGTCTTGTGATTCGACTTCTACTTGTTCATCACCTATGGTTACGTAATATAGAGGAGGATCAGAATCATACTTCTGTATTTCTTTTATTTCTGTCTCAGGCACACCATCGCCTACACCAAACTCTTGCATCACACATTTTTTAGAATTACAAAACGATGCGATAGGTTCATCTTTACATTTATAATTATATTCTTTGCCATCAATTGATTTAATTAATGTATCTATTTCTTTTTTATCTAGTGGTGGTTTACAGTAAGCTTCATTGTATTTAAATATTTCTCTATCCCACGTACCAGGAAATCTTTTTTTAGTATAAACACCAAAATTATAGATCGCGTTGTTTCTTTGACCGTTTGGTATTCCTTGTTTTGCAATAGTAACCAAACATGGTGGTGCACCTTTTAACAAGTTGTCAACTGTTTTTTCTTCTTTTATTGCTAAATTTATTAATTGATCTTCGGTAAGTTTTACTTTACTATGCGCTTCAAAAAATTCTTTCAGCGACATTGCTGAGCCATCTTCCTTAATAGCGTATCGTGTTGTTAATTCAAAATTGTGATAAGGTAAATTTAAAAAACTACCTGTACCACCTTTCTGCATATCTACTTTATTTTGTTTTGGAAATATTTCTGCGTTAGCATAACCTAGTTTAGCTGCCATCTCTTTTAATTTATTTCTAAAAACTGCTGCTGGTGCAAATACTTCTGTAAATAAAAATACATGTGCTCCACCAGATTTTGATCTGCAAACTATTAAAGGAAACTTATGTTCTGTTATCTTTCTAATTAATTCTTTATGATCAAAGCCATTATATAAATCTATATCTATACAGGCCCACTTACATTTGTTCTCTTCATTAATAGGTATAATACCAAGAGCAGGTTCTTTGCCTGTCAAATGGTCTTGAAACATTTGTGTGCTTGGAATTTTCTTTATTATAAAAGATTTTGTTTTGTGCTTTCCTCTTTCATCAAACTCATCTGTCTTCCTAGTTTGACCATATGCACTAAATGATCCTGAAAAAATATCTATAAATTTATCTATGTCTGTCATGTCCACCAAAAAAATGGGCGACATCTCTGCCGCCCATAATAATTATGCTTTGTTCTTGATGCCTTCGTAGAACTTTTTCGCTCGTTCATACATATTAGCATCTTCCAACATACCAATTTTTTCTACGCTGTAGCCATACCATTGATTACCTTTTCCTGTATTTAATACAGAAGATAATTTATATATGTGGCTAAACGATGGTGGAGTGTAAGGACCATTCTTACCATCTAAACTAATAGACTTCATCATGGAATTCCATTTTCTGCTGACTTTACCTTGAGATGAACTCATAGATACCATCGCAGTTTCGGATCCTCTATCACCTATGATAATTACAAAGTGTTGTCCTACAGTTAATATGTAGTTACCATTTTGTAATCTGTCTTTACCATCAGGTCCTTTGGTAGTCTTGTCAAGAATATCCGAAGAATCAGGATAGATCATCTCAGGTCTACCTGAACCTGTTCCATAATCTGCCCATTCTTGGTATTCTAGTTTATAATGACATGGAATAACCTGTATTCCTTTATCACCATTATATAACTGTTTCGTAACAGTGTTTAAGAACATACCAGGTTCTGCACCTTCTACGTAATTTTGATTACGTTTCTGTGCTTCTGCTGATCCATTCTGTAAAAGTTTTAAGATAGGTGGAGCCAGACTTTCTGTCTTCACATTCTCAAAACCTAGTTGTGCATCTGCTTCGAATAACGAAGCTGACGGAAGGTTTTCCTTCTTAGTTGCTACTTGTTTCGCGTCACTCATTTCTAGTTTCTCCTTGTTATTTTAGTTTGGTTACCCTCAAACGGTTTAAATAGGTCGGCAGGAACGTCTTGTCCAGATTCAAGTCGCTCCCTGACCAATGCCTTGAGTGTCATTGGGTTCACTCCAATCTTCTGGACAGGTTCGAACCCATTGCCTCGTGCAAGGTTAGCATATTCTGCTGCCTTGTTATCTTCGCCACGACCAAAGGTAACGGTAATGTCATTTTTAATAACATCACCTAGACCGTTGTTACGAAGCCATTTAAAAGCTGCATCCTGTTGATCTTTAGGAATAGAAGCGCCGTAGACTTTTTTTATTTCTACTGCCTCGCCATCTTTCAGCTTTAATTTTGTTATCTGCATATCATCCATCATTGCAGGTATCTCTACAGATGAAACCATTCTTGCTTTCTCTTTTAATTTTTTAAGAGATTCTTCTGCGTTTGAGATTTCATCTTCTAAATCTTTTAGCTCTAAAACTTTTTCTGACAATCGTTTAGCAGAATCTATTTGCTCAACCGATTGCATTCTATCATTTTCAAAATCTATTTTTGTCATAACTTTCTCGCTTTCTTATATATAGGTTTATAATATATTTGTCAACCCCCGTGTAAATTTATTTCTACAGGGTAGTATTTTCTTTCTTGTTTGTCCCATTTTAGTAAGTTGTATTTACCATTTGTAATATCTGATACTATAGAACAAGCTACACCAATTATGGCAGGATCGCCTGTAAGTAGTAAATAG